CACAAGCTCGACGTGGACGGGGTTCACCGCCGGCGATTTTCTCGGCAACAGCTCACCCTCGGGCCTCTTGACGGCGTGGTTTTATCAGGTGGCGAGCGCCGGCTCCTTCAGCTCTTCGGCAACCGGCTTCAGTGGCGGCGGATGCTTCCCGCTGAACAACTCCGCGATGCTGATCGGTTTTCGATCGACGCTGCCGGGACTCGGCCGCGCGCAGTACTCGCAATTCGTTGGATCGTCGTCAACACCGTTCCTGCAGCCTAACACTGCGGGCGACCGCTTGATTGTCGAATGTGAGAACGATACTGGGCTGCCGACAGATACGCTTTCGCAGGCGTGGGTGCCGTTCCCGACCCCCATCACTTCCGACTCCTCGAATTTTTACAATTACTACACGGTGTTTCCTGCGGCTGCTTATTCGACTGGCGGCCAAGGAGTGACAGTCACTTGTGCCGGCTCACCCTCGATCGCAGGGATTGGGCTTTGGGAGTACACGCCAACCTATCTCGGTGCGAGCAGTGTCTTTTTCACTCAAAACACCGGCATTTCAACCATCCCTGCCGGTACTGTTGGGGCTAACTCCAACTCTGTCCTGTTCTCAATGGGCGCGGTCCTGGAAAACACAGGAATTACGTTTTCGGCGTCGAGCGGCTTTCAGCCGGTGAGCGCCGGGGGTAATGGCGATTCTCTTCAGATGTGGGATGAGATTGTGACGCCTGGCAGCTACTCGAACACGATCACACCGACCGGGACCAGCTTTTTCCCGCAAGGTTTCGTCGCGGTGCTCGAATCTGCCTCAGTGAGCGGTCCAGTGCTGAAGCAACGCTCAAGAGCATCATCGGGCGCTGGAGCTGACGGTCCACGCACAGCGACAGCAGTAGGGCCGATTAAGAGCGGGGATTTGATTGTTGTTCCGATGACAAATCAATCTGTCGATTTATTCGGGCCGGGATCAATGTCCGACTCTTTGGGCGATTCGTGGAATACCTACTTCGCCCTAGGCACGGGAAATGGATACGGACTATTTTGGACCATAGCGAACAGCGATGTAGCTGCCGGCAGTTATACGGTGACCAACTCCAATGCGCAATGCATCGCGCTGCTCGACTTCGCAGTGCCTTCGGCGCCCTCGCAGGATGTCTACGCGACCGCCACGAATCTCAGCGGCGCTTCCTCGCTCTCGACAGGAAACATCACAACCACTGCACCTAATGATTTGCTATTGGCATTTTCGACCGTCGATGATGCTAGCAACCGATTGGGTTTCACCAGCCAGAGCACGGGTTGGTCTGGACTGGGATTAACCTGCGGTGGTCACGATGCGGCGCTCTTCGGTGGCTGGCAACCGCAGGTCGCTACCGGCACTTATAACGACACTTTCACATGGGACACTTCGATGCCGATTACGGCTAGCATCGCAGGATTCAAATTCGCAGGGGGCAGGGCTACGCCGGTCGTTAATGTGCTGAGCATGAAGGAATTACCTAAAGAATGGAGAGATAGCTTTGAGCTCGTTCGATAATCAAAAGCAACTGAAATTCATCATTACTTTAGGTAATGGGAGTTTTGGCGGCGGAGCCGGCAATCAAATCACGCTGGAGGGATTTCGCGCGTCTGTAAGTATTGACAAAGCCGGCGGCATGATTGGAGGCACTCTCAGGGCTCAGATTTGGGGCGTTAACCAATCGAACATGAATGCGTGTGTGGCTTATCCAAATCAACCCTCTAAATTTGCCAGTGGGCAAGCAATTTTTAATACGATTCAGGTTTTCGCGATTGACGGCAATCAAGAGACTCTAATTTTCACCGGGAATATTGTCATTGCTTGGGGTAACTATCAGAACATGCCGGATGTATTCCTAGAAATTCAAGCGCAATCCACTTACGCTGGATTGATGAGTTCGGCAATTCCGCGAAGCTACAAAGGTCAAATTGACGTTGCAACCGCAATGGGTCAAATTGCAAATCAATTGGGACTCACGTTTGAAAATAACGGGGTCACAACTCAACTTTCCAATCAATATCTTCCTGGTACGGCTCTCCAGCAAGCCCGCGCACTCGCAGATGCGGCCGGTTGTTGGCTGTATATTGACAACGGAGTTCTGGCAATCGTACAGGCATATATGCCGCGAAATACTAATTCCGTCCCGATCATCTCGCCGCAAACGGGACTCAAAGGTTATCCCACGTTCGATAGCACAGGAGTGCATTTCGATTGTTTATTTAATCCCGCAATCGTATGGGGCGGCGGCATTCAGCTCCAGACCAGCATCCCACAGGCGGCCGGAACCTGGATTGTGGCTTGCGTGGGACTCAAGTTGGAAAGCCAAAAATATAACGGGGCGTGGTTTATGACGATTGTTGCCAACGCGTCCGGATTGGTGGTTCGCTCATGAGTTCGCCCGGTACCGTGTTGGGAGCCCTGAAACCCTGGTCAACTTGGGGCAAGTTCAATCAAACCGCGTTCGTCATTCAACAGCTTTTGTCCAAGGTTCAGACGGCCACGCTGGTGCAGATCAAGAGCTGTACGAACGATGGGGGAGTCTCGCCCTTTGGCTTTGTGGATGTGGTTCCCCTGGTCAATCAGATTGCCGGGGACGGAAGCTCTCAGCCACACACAACGATTTTCAATGTTCCATATTTGCGGCTCCAGGGAGGCGTCAACGCGGTAATTCTTGACCCTCAAGAGGGTGATATTGGGATTTGTCTTTTTGCGAGCAAGGACATTTCCAACGTCAAGAGTACACAGGCTCAAGCCAACCCCGCGAGCGCGCGCACGTTCGATTATTCTGACGGGCTCTATCTTGGGGGCGTGCTGAACGCGGAGCCCACTCAGTACGTGCAATTCAATTCAGACGGCATTACGATTGTTTCCCCCACGGCGATTACCCTCAATGCCCCTCAAATCAATTTGCAAGGTCCGGTAACGCAAACCGGCGGTATGATGACAAGTGATACAGACGTTCAGGCGGGCTCAAGCAACATCAGTCTGGTGACGCATAAGCACACCAGCGAGACTCCAGGGAGCCCCACAAGCGAGCCTTTGCCATGATTTTGTACCGACTCAAATTCGCGAATGGTAAATCCTATATTGGGATTACCTCAACGTCTCTTCAAAGACGATTGGCTCTTCATCGTTCCCATGCGAAAAGAGAAAAGCGGGGAGCCTTGCAGAGAGCCATTCGTAAATATGGTTCTGACAGTTTTACGGTTGATATTCTCGCCACGTCCGATAATTGGAATGAACTTTGTGAATTGGAAAAAGCTGCAATTGTCCAGTTCAATACTTTCGGACCTAACGGATACAATTTAACCGCTGGAGGCGAAGGTGCTTTAGGAATCAAGATGAACGATGCCCAAAAGCTGAAAATTAGTTTAGCGAAAAAGGGTTGTCGTTCCGGGATAGCACCACGTCCCGCGGGATGGCGTCATTCGGATGAAGCTCGTAAAAAGATCGCCGATGGTGCGCGAGGGCGAGTGTTTTCTGATGAACGTAAAGCTCGAATCGGAGCTTCTAAAATTGGAAATATCTATGGACTCGGAAAACTGTGTTCATCTGAGAAAAAAGAAAAGATCGCCGCGTCACAAAGAGGGCGAGTTTTTTCTGAGGAAACCCGCGCAAAGATGAGGAAAGCCAAAATCGGAAAGAAACTCGGTCCTCAATCACCAGATCATATTGCGAAACGTTTAGCATCAAGGTGGGTAAAATGAGCGTGACTGTTGACGGTATAACACTTTTTGATACTTTATTGTTAGACGGTTCGGCGTGGGATTTGGTGTTAGATGCGAATGGGAATATCGCAATGGCATCTCCGCCCTATTCGCTCGCTCAGGACGTGGCGAGCGCGGTGCGAACGTTTCTAGGGGAAGTCTGGTATTCAAAGCTCATTGGCATTCCCTATTGGACTCAGATTTTGGGGAAGCTCCCGCCGGCGGCGCTGTTGACGGAGATGATAAATCAAGCGGCGCTTACGGTTCCTGGAGTGGTAACAGTTCAGACGTTCGTGCAATCATTCACTGAGCGCAACGTTAGTGGACAAATTCAATTCGTGGATGCAAGCGGAGCAACCACGATAGTCAATTTTTAAGGGGCGAGAGATGAAAACGGAAAGTCTTTTGTTAATCGGAATGCCTGGAGAGTATCAACATTTATGGGCGGTAACATGTGACGAAAAAGGCAATCAA